GAGTATCAGGAATAAATTCCTTTTCTGAATTTAGCTGATCATCATTAAATATAAATCTACCAGTTTTAAGTGCATAATCTAAATAATATGCTTCAGATGTTTCCCCATAAGATAAGAATTGTCCATCTCTTCCAGAAAGATTTAAAAGTAAATTATCTGAAGATAAAGATAAGTCTGAATCAGAGCCTGGTGTTACAGAGTCTGCATAACCAAATAAATCTGGTTCTATTCTCCAAGCTTGAACATCGCTATCATAGTATATTTTTACATTACTATCTTTAGACCATTTTAATCCACCACTATCTAAAATATACTGGTTGACTTCAAGAGATTTTGCTACAACAGCACCAGTTTCATCAATACTAAAAATGGCATTATTCTTATTAATAGTATCAGTATATGCATTTAAATTATTATATAGTGCCCAATAATTTCCGGTTTCTGTATTATTGACATCTAAAAAATTATGTATAGATTGTAGCGAAGTAAGTGCTACACTATTATCTCTATCAGTTGGCTCGTCGTAGTCTAAATCTAATGTATTACCGCTAAGTGCTGATCCAACACCATATATTTTTTGGCCATTAATTTCTAAATCTGTGATAAGAGTGTTAGCTGCCAAAGTATTTGTGGCAATATGTTCAAATTGAGCAGAATCACCTTCAATAAGATTCACATATGCTAAATGTCTAATATGAGCTGAGTCAACTCTCATTCCATTAATATATGCGGAATCTATAGTAAGACTATTTGTTGGTAAACCAAAATCAGATTCAAACTCATCTACTGGTAACACATCTAAAAATACTTGTGCAGGATTGCCATTTGCATATATTGTAAATATAATATCTGCGGCTGTACTTTCTATCCACTGGCCATTCTTTAAAGCATTTTCGGATTGTGCAACTGCAGTACTTAGTCTAAAATCTAATACTCTATTTCCTTGAGGATCAAGCATTGTATCTTCATCAAGATATAATCTAACTGGAACATTAGATGTATATAATTTTTTATCTGGTGGATTAGTTCCAGTTTGTATAGCTGATGAATTAGGAAAAAAACTATAACCAGGTAAGGTTTCATCAGTAAAGAACCAACCACGAATATAATCTGGATTAGGTGGAGTTTCTAAGTCGATCGAAAACTCAATCCAAACAGTATCATAGTCAACTGTTCTAGCAATTACGACTGATGAACTAGAGGGATCTATTGTCCCGCTCTGCCCTTTGTTCGTGATATAGGAAACTAAATCATACATTATTTAAACTTTGAGCTATTCGTTATCAGATTCAATATTATCTATCTCATCCGCTTTTTCTTTATTTTCATCTTCTACGTTTTGTTCCATATTTTTCATATCTTCTTCAGAAAACTTAAGAACATTTCTCATAACCCAATCTTTAGTGTAGTACTCTCCAACATACTGTTGCATCATATCAAGAGTTTGAATACGCTCTTTTAATATTTCACTTTCTTTAGATTCCGCAAAATAATTATCTCTAGCATAATCAATTTTAAAGTGTATTTTATGATTATCCCAATCGGCATCGGTAATAATATTTTTTAAGATAAGTTGTTTCTTTAAAATATTTAAGAATAGGTGACTAAACTTTTTCCGTAGTCTATCAATAAATTTCTGAAATTTAACTTCATCTCTTGATATTTCATTTGATCGACCGAGAGAAAATTGTGCTTCTTGTTCTAGTCTACTAATAGGAACATTGAGTGCACGATAAACACGTTTTTGAAAATAAACAATATCGTCTATCTGTCCAAGATTTTCTCCTCCTGGTAGAGTAGAGATTTCAGTACCTCTACCACCTTCTCTACGAGGTAACCAAAAATCTTCCAACATAGACATATGTTTGCGATCATCTCTTAACTCTCCATTCTGAGCGTCATATACTAATTTATTACGATATTTTGTCATAATATTTTTCATATATTCTTCTGCTTTACCCTTTGGAAGGTTACCTACATCAATATAAAAAATTCTACGTTCTGGTGCTCTAGCAAGTCTATAGATAACAAGCGAGTCTTCCATCATTCTTAATTGGTTAATTGGCTTAATAGATTTATGTAAATGAGATACTACTTTTTTTCGAGTCTCATCAAGTAAACCGGATGTAACATAACTAATAGAATCAAGAGTAAACTTAACCGCATCTTTTTGCTGCCCTGGTTTTTCTTGATAAACATAATATTCGTTTACACTATCTATAATATCAGCATTAGTAAGAGGATCTTTTTTCTTCTTTACCTCTTTCATTTTACGGATTTTCATAGCATCAATAAAACGAATATCTTGAATACCAGCCTTTTCGTTCTTTTCATCAACTACCAGATGATGATATATTCTACCATCAACATACCATCTTCTAAATATATCGTGTCCGTTTTCTTCAAAGTTTAACATACCCAAAATATTAGTAAATTCTTCTTGCACTTGCTTTTTAATGTTTTCTGGAAAATCAACATCTTCAAGCGTGAGGCTAATAGGATCAGTATCGTCACTTCCTACTATCGATTCATTAACAATGTCTTCAATAGCATTGTCAACTTCGGGATGTAATGCCACACCACGATATTTTCTTATCATCTGATAGTTATCTTTTGCAGCACTTCCATCAATATCTAAGTATTGGCCAAAGTGACTACCAGATGCAGTAATGTAACCAGCGCCATCGTCATCAGCTTTTGGTACAACTGATTTAATCTTCTGCTGGGCTTTTTCAGATGAATTGGCTCTTTTGATTTCAAATCCAAAGAGTTTAAGTGAATTATCTGCCATAACTATCCTTTAACTATATAAAGGTTAGGGGAATAACTCCCCTAACCAAATTATATTTATTCAACTTTTAAGAAGTTACAAATCCATCAGGAGCGATTGACTCCCAATACTGGATTTGAAATTCTACGCCGAACTCTTCAATCGTATCCACATTTTCATATGATACATCAATTGCACTAATAGCAGTTGGAAAGATACCTCTGAATCTATATTCATAGAGAACAGAACCATCTTTATCTAACTGCTGAACAGCCGCATCAACTTGGTAATCATCTGGATTAGTGATACCAGTATTTGCTTGGTGTTGATTAATACCATTCATCCACTGTTCCATTGATTTTCTGATATTAAAATCAGTATCGTTAATAACAGTAACTGCCCAAGGTTCGAAAGTTCTATCCCCAGCCATTTGCAACTGACGCCCTCTATATGATACAGGAATAGTTCCCATAATAGAAGCCGGCATTTGAGCTGCTTTGATCATGAATGATGCGAGTTCAACATCCCCAGCTACATAAGCAGGGAAACTAAGTATTACTTGGAAGAGGTTAGGACGCGCCCCACCACCTCTAAGTTTTGATTTAAAATCATTTACGCCTAAAATTGCCATTTTTATGTACCCCTATTATACTGCGCCGACGACTTCTTCAAAAGAAACGCCAGATCGTACAGCTACAAAATTAAGAGTAATGAAGTTGATTGATCTTGCGGGCTTAATGAAGATATTTGCTATAAATTGATTAGTATCAATTATTTCTGCGGTGTTATTAGTTTCATCGCATACTAATTTAAAGTCAGTAATACCTCTTCTGCCCTGAACATTTCTAAGGACTGGTTCTACAATATTTACGAACTCGGCTCTAGTAAATTCATCATTGAATTCAAAGAGAATATTTTGAGCAGCTGAAGATATTGCTTTTTCAAGAGTAAGAAACAATCTACGAACATTAATTCTATCGAATGCTGAAGGTCTTGATAAGTGAGTTTTATCACCAAATAGTGTAACACCCTGACCTGGTAGATTAGCAATCGGATTGTATCCAGCTTTATAAAGCTCATCTCTATCTGATTTATCTGGATTAAATGATAGAGATGTTACACCAAAGTAACGGCCTCTTCTTGTACCAGCTGGTGAAAACCAAGGTGCTTGATTATTATCTGAAGCTGCCATAATACCGGCTGTAGATGCCGCAGCTGGGATAAACACATAGTTATCATTAAATTTATCATATACTTTAAGATAGTTAGCGTCTGCAAATAGATATGAACTACGTGTAAATGTATTACTTGTTTGAGCTGCAATAATAGATGCCCGTGGTGTAGCATTGCCAACCACTGCTGCTCTATTTGGAGAAGCAACAACAACACAATCTTTTCTAGTATTTTCAGCAATAACTACCATACTATTAACTACAGTTTGCTGATCACTAGCCGAACCCATACCCGGAGCAATTAAGAAATCAACTGCAGTTCCGTTTGGATCATTTACTGTAGCAAAACCTGTTGCATATTCTGAAGATGTAAGACTACCAGAATTTGAACCATTTACAAGACTAACAGTGTGAGTTAAGACACCGGATCCAGCATAATTTTTACCATTTGCTGTTGCGGTACCTGCATTAGATCCAAATGCTGCTGGCATTGCTGCAATCCAAATATAATTTGAACTTCTAGCAATAACATCAGGAGCATAGTTTCCCGTACCTTGTGTTGTCTTTGCGTTTGAAGCAAGTGACAAATATGAGAAAGTTTCAAGAACTCTGTTAGGAACTCCACTAAACTCTCCATCTTCATCAATAACCGCTACGTGAACTTCATCATTTGAAGCACCACGATCTGCAGCAAAGCTTGATGTACCAGGCACGCCGTCAAATAATGAAGCATAAGCCCAGCTTTCAAAGGATGAATCCTTAGCGCCACACATAGAAACTTTCAGTGAGTTTCCTAGTTCACCTGGCCACTTAGCAATAGTAATATGATTATTAGCTGCATGAGCTGTTTTATCTGCATCCCATCCATCAGCATTTTGTACTACTGGTAAAGTTTCCGGTGTGTTTGTGGCATCATATGCGTTAACAGCAATTGTTTCTCTTCCGCCACCAGTAATAGTAAATACTGGAGCTGTGTCATATCTATATGTTCCACCCGAACCATCAGAATCTGCTACAGTAATTCCATCAATTTCATCGTTTACTGCATCATAATTTAAGGTGATTGCTGGAGTTATTCCAGAATCAGGTGCAGAAATTGTAACTGTTGGTTGACTGGTATAGCCACCATTTGGTGCTACAGCAACCGCAGTAACAACGCCATTTCCGTCAAGAGTTGAAGTAAGTACTGCTGGAATCTGTGCGCCACCGGTAGCTATTGAAGTTGTAATTGCTCTAACGACATAAAGATCGTCTGAATATTGTAAGTAACTTGAAGCACTAAGGAAATCTATTGCTCTATCTGCATCAGGATTTCCAAATTTCTTTGCAAGAGTTGCTTCGTTATTGACGAGTACCGGCTCATTTACAGGACCCCAGCGAAAGTCACCTACAAATGCACCTGTCGATGTTGGTACATTTGGGACTCCGTTAGTAAGGTCTACTTCACGAGTAATAATTGCCGGAGACTCTGATGCTGTATATAAAGCCATGTCTCTTTCCTTTTTTCCATTTTGGTAAATTATAAGCTATTTCATAATACGGTTATGTTCAATTAATAGTATTTATATAAAAAAGAGTTTAGAAGTTTTCGTGACTATATTCTACAGCCCATCCATCACGATCTGGATCATATTGCGGTTGTTGATCTAATCCATCATCTATAAACCCAAATGGCAGTACATCATTTTCAATCTCTTGCATTCTTTCTTCGAACATCATTTGCTTAATATTAATGTCTGTTATTTCATTAAAGAATATGGTTCCGCTAAAATAACTAAACATAATAAAGTTCATTACTAAATCGTCATGATTTCCCTGAGATGCTTCATATGATTGTCCCTTTGCAACAAAAGTTGATATTTCAAGTATAGTATCTTCATCTACTATTTCTATTTTCTGGTTTTCTAATAAATCTTTAAAAGAAGAACACCCAATGCGTTTAACTTTTCTAGTCATAAGTAGACCAAGAGAATTTGCTTTCACGGTTGATTCAACAAACATATTTTCATATTCTAATTCATGGTATAATCCATTACAAACAACTTGACCCGAATCATTTGATTCAATTACTACCATTGCTTGATTGTAGCTTTCTGCAAATTTATAAATAATATTTGGGTAGAGTAATGGAGAGATAGTATTGTTGCGATAGACAGCAACCTGTTTAAACGGATTAGCAGTCACATCGAGTAAATTAAAAGTCGAATAATCTTGACCTCTACCCTTCGCAACATCCACAGTCATAATATACTGATGCCCCTTTATGGGCTTTTCATATATTTTAACACCTTCTTTAGTAGTCTGAATAGGATCTCTACGCCTTAAAGATAATAGAGTTTCTGCACCAATAAGCGTATCTCCAGTTCCAAAGAATGTATTACCAAATTCTTGATCAAACTGCAATTGAGATGTATTAGCAATAGTTTGCTTTGCCCATTCTTTATCTCTTCCTGGAACATCCCACCAATCTACTCTAAATGATTTATATTCATTTACACCTTGAGTAGCACCTTCCCATATCTTATGAAACACATTACCTATACCATTTGCTGTGGAAGTGATGATAACCTTGGTATCCTTACCAGAAGATACAACCGGATATGTAGATGTATAAAATTCATTTGCTCTTTCTACAAAAGCAAACTCGTCGAGATATAGTAAGTTAACAGACATACCACGAATAGAAGAACCAGATGTGGCAGCTGCAACTATTCTTGAATTATTGCTAAATTCTATAGAACCTTTATTAAGTGCTTTACATCCCGGCTGTAAAAAGAAAGGTAAATTTTCAAGCATAAGGGTAATTCTACCGAGCATTTCTCTAGCAGTAGCACCTTTATTTGCCATTACGGCAATAGTTTTTTCTGGATGAAATAGGGCAAACCAAAGTAAGTAAGCAACAGACGAGATAGATTTACCCGATTGTCGACAAGCAAGAACAATAGAAAATCTATTATCATTAAAATGTTTAAACATTTTTTCTTGATATGCATATAATGTAAAGGGCACCAAACCCTTATCGAGAGATATAATTTTACAGTATCTTTTTGCAAAATACCCAGAATCTTGAGAACATTTCATATACTCAGCTATTTCTTGCTGTGTCCATTGTTGCACAACACCATCACGTTTTACGTTTGGGTTACCTAAGTATGATTCATTTTGGTTCATCATTTAATCTATCAGTAATATCAATTACATTATCTTGTTCTTTATTCATATCTTGAAGCATACGTTGTAGTTCTACTGTAGAACCAACAAAAAGATTATTATTAGTTGTACCATCAACAGGTTTAACTATATCTTTTTTATTATAATCTTTTTTCTTTTTATGAAGATCCATAAGACGATCATTTACATCTGATATATTTTTTATCATACCAGAAACTACCTCAAATGCTCTTGGATGTTCAAGTTGCTTGGCAACCTCCATCATCTCCTCAAGAGCGCCTTGACCTTTTTCAATTAAATCGTAGTATGTTCTTCTTGAATATTCAAAATCATCATCTACATTTTCGTGTTTTTCATCACTCATAAATTTACTCCGATTTAACCTGAATCAAAATCTTCTAATATTGTTGTGGTAAAACCATAATCACTATCTGGATTAATAGATAGTGGATTAGGTGTTGTAGTAATTCTTTGCAGTTTAGGATCTGTTGTAATACTAAAATCAATAGCATCATGAATAGTAGTATCTGTCTGACGAATAATACTCTTAGCATCTATCGGACCATAGAAGTTAACAGACATTCCAAAATCTAGTGTGTAAATAATTGTTCTTCTATTCTCAAGCGCGCCCTCAAAATCATCACTAAAATTAACACCTTGAATTGTAATAGGAACATCTTCCACAATATCTGAGTGTGTATCAGTAAATGGTTTAATACTAATAGTATATTGTGGATTAAAATATGGAAGTATTTGCTCTACTACTTGTAAAGCATCATCTTGATTCTTTGCAAATATATTTAACTGAAACGTAATTTGATACGGGCTTGGAGAAAAGAATTTATCACGTGTCGTATTAGTGACACCTTTATGATAATTATTTAATTTTGGAAGTTTTCTTTCAGGATCATATCCAATACTTGTAATCTCAAAAGACATTCTAGGAAGTTTTAAAGCAATCTGTGAATTGGTTCTTAAATCTGGATTTGTTCTAATTCTTTCAAGATATTTTTCTCTTGGTGCATACGCTAAAGGTACTTTAATTTGACTAATAGATTTACCAGTCTTATCTTTACGAATAACATAAATGTCATTAAAAAGAGTACCAAATAAAGCAACCGATTTTCTAATTCTTTGATGATAAAAATATGTAAACATTATAAATCCTCTGGGTCGCCGAATGGGTTATTCTCAGAGAAATCTAAGAAGTCCAAATCAAATGAGTTTTCTGTAGTATCAAATATATCATTTTGAGCAAAGCTACTGTCTCCATATACATTCTCGTCAATTGTTGTAAGTGTTCTATATACTGTAGTTGCAGAATCTCCAATATATGCAAGAGCACCAGATATATTTCTTTGTCTGGTATTCTGTACAACTCCGGGTACAAACATTCCGTATGTACCATCACTTGTACTTATATGAGATACGACTATATAATTCTGAGACTGATTATATTCAAGAACTTCAGCAGTAATTACCTTTCCTCCCGCCAAGGTCTGCTGTACAAATTCGCCTTCCATAAAGTCATATGAAATATTTGAGTTAATACTATCAATACCTTGATTCATAAGTAATTTAAGATTATAACCAGACTTTTCTATATCATCAATTGCATCAATACTTGTATTAAGTCTCTCATCACTATAAGTAAATAACTCGCATCTAAGTTTAAATGTTGGAAGATTACTTAGTTGATAAAAAGGTTGTTCATGTTCAACATGCATAATTTCAAATAATTTATTAGTAAGAGTAAGATAGATTAAATCACCCTCTCTTGGTCTAATACTTTCTATTTCATTATTCATCTGACCGACCACATTGGCCCATCTTTTTCTTGAAACTATAAATGTTGCTGCATCTCTTATTTCAACACCAAACTTTGTAAATAGATCGCCTTCTCCATCAAAGCCTTCGGTATTTTCTATATACATTTCTATCTTATGAGCAGAAGAAAATTTAGATGGTACATCTTCTCCAAATATAGTATTTTCATTTACTATCTCGCGAGGCAGATAATAAACATCTTGTCCATATATTTTTAGACTCTCTATGATTATATCTTCATAGAGATTTTGTTCGTTTTTGGCTCTTTGATTAAAATAATGATTTAAAGCCATTTATTATCCTACAAAAAAGTCTGCTGGCATTTCGTGTTCAAGACGCATATTCTCTTCAAGCTTTTCAATATCTTGCATTGCATCTTCAAAGATTTGTCTACCATTTAGCATTACGCCACCTGGTAGTTGCATACCCTCAAATTTTATAAGATTGGCTCCCCACTGTCTCTTAATAAGAGCAGTAGTATATGCCTTTACAAATTTATCGTTATACACACTTGTGTGTGTATCTGGATCAATTAATTGATAAACTTCAGCTACAATATAATCACCAGCTTTTATATCATTATCTTTAAAGTCGCCAAAAATATAAAGTCTATGCTGATGTCTTGAAAACTGAACTTGTGGTAATCCATTTAACTTCATATCAATTAAAGTTAAATATTGCTGTAGTTGAGTATAATATGCAAGATCGCCTGCGAAGTTCTGTAAATCAGTAATGTCATTAAGCATCATTTGATACTTAACACTAAACATATCAATGCTATTATTACTTGAACTAGAAACCGGGAAAAGTTTAGAAACAATGTCTATATTATTAGGCATTGTGATATATTCATTATTTACATCATCTTCTGTTATAAGATGTTTAAAGTAAGTGCGAAGGGTGGCATCAGAATGAAACTCTTGAAAAAACTGAAGTGCTTCATCTATTCTATCTTCTATTTGATCTGGATCTACATTGATGTCGATAACCGGAGCACCAAGTCTTCTTAAACAATGCTCTGATAATTCATCTCTTGAGGTAACTGCAGCCATTATAACTTTCCTATTAAATAGTATTTGCTACTATTTATATAAAAAATTATTACAACTTAAAATTAACCTTCTATAGCAAGCTAATCAGCCGAATCTAATTCGGATATCCACGTTGTTCCGTTAAATGTGTACTTACATCCAGTCCAATCATCTGGATGATTTGTAATATCTGTATATAGTGTAGAATTGTTGTTATTCATATCAGCAATAATAAACTGTGGTGGATCACCAACAATAATTTGGTCAGCTGACATAACTACAGATACACTGTCTTCAAGCAAATACTTAGAAATATTTGTGGATGTTTCTACAATAGTTTTCATATTTACCCTTTTATAATTATTTTATTTGAAGATATAGCTGTGCCAGCAAATACTGAAGGTGTGCCAGGTGATGTGCTTAAAGTCCCATCGGTTTGAACAAAATATTGTTTCCCAATAGTCAAGCCACTTTGAGCATCATCTACAGAACCAGCAGTTTGTATGATAGCTGTTTCTCCATTTGAATAAGCACCATCTGAAATACCTATGTAATTAGTAGATGTTAGATTAGTAACATTAGGATTAGCGTTTTGAAAAACTATACTGGTGCCGTAGTTTGAGTTGCTCCAATTTTTAAAAACAACAACAACCTTATCGGAATTAGGATCATAAACAGAGCCGGTTTCCAAAGCCCAACCGTTATATGCTTGCACAATCGGTCCAAAACTTATCGACGTTCCACTAACCGTTCCAACAATAAATTTACTATCTGCTCCATACCCACGGTTGTAAAAAATAACGTGTTTATTTGCGTTGCTATCATAAGATATAGTAGTGTTACGAGCTTTGGTACTATCAAAAACTACTGGTGTACCAAAGCTAATCGAATTTCCACTAACAGTTCCTACAACGGCAGTACCGTATTCGGAGTTTGCGTCATCGCTATAAACAATTACAACCTTCTGCGCACTAGTATCATAGGACGTGTTAACAGATCCAAGCTGATTAGCACTAGTAAAATTGGCAACAGAACCAAAGCTTATTGAATTTCCACTAACAGTTCCTACAACGGCATTGGCAGAAGTTCCATAATCAGTCCAGCAAATTACAAGCTTCTGCGCATTACTATCATAAACTGCACTTGTATCGGATGGATCAGTCGCGTACTGAACAGGACTACCAAAAGAAATTGAAGTTCCACTAACCGTTCCAACAGCGGCATAGCCCAAATTCGCATTCCAGTCTTCATAAAAACCGACAACCTTTTGGGAACTAGGATCATATATACCATCCCTGATATAACAACTATGGTTGGAAAACTGAACAGCGCTACCAAAAGAAATAGAAGTTCCACTAACAGTTCCAACAATAGCATACGCATTGTTGCTACGGTCATAAAATATAACTATCTTCTGAGCGTTCTCATCATAGACTATATTACCAACACTACCTTGATTATTGTAAAATTCTACAGGAGTTCCGAAACTTATCGAAGTTCCGCTAACAGTCCCGACTACAGCTTGTAACGTATGTGCTCCATCTATCTCTTTATAAGCCACAACAACTTTCTGTGTGCTTGCATCATATACAATAGCTGGGTGCCTTGTCTCTGAACTTCCGAAAACAGATAAACTGCCCACAGTTTGAGATACAGCAGAACTAGCGACAACACTTACAGTTTCATCAGAATTAATGACAACTAAATCACCGTTTGCTAAAGTACCAGATGCGCTAACTTCCAAAGAACCACTAGTAGAGAAAGCAACACTTCCTGCAGAATCTTCAAATACGATTTTTCCGGGATTAGCGGTATCTTCTTTGATAACAACACCACCAATATGCAATGTTCCACCAGAAAGATACATATCTTTCCATTTATGAGTAGGACTTCCTAAGTTATATGAGCTATCTAAACTTGGTATAATGTTTTGATCAATTGCTAATAAATCAAGCCC